TGTCAGCATCAAAATAATCCTTTCGCATATACCTACCTAGTATATTATTATTATAGTATTTTGGCAAGCCATCTACTGATTCGGTGAGCACGTTGTTGAGGAAGAGTTGTCGGGTTTCTTCGTAGTTGACTCGTCCGAGGGTCTTGTGGACTGAGAGGATTTCTCTTCTGAAATTCTCTCTGCCCAGATCTTTAATGTCTCGTTTAAGCTCCTCAGAGCTTCCAAAGTATCGCTTCCAGTCTGATTCAGAAGTAACTCTACGCTTTCCTCCTTTGGGTTTTCTTTTTTGCCAGAAATATTTTCTTCCGATATATTGTTTGCCCGTGCGGAGATTTGTAATGCGGTAGACGAAACCGAAGAGATCATTAATATCGTCAGAAGTGAAAGCTGAACCTTTGTAGTACCAGGGATTTTCATAATCAATCGGGGTATCCATCGTCGTCATCTTCACCTACATAATAACCATCTGCATCTCTATACTTATCCACATCAGAATATACCTCTACCTTTAGTTCCGCTATTACCTCTTCAAGTTGTTCAAGCAGTTGCTTGAGTCTGTTTCGTTGCATAAAAAAATCCCCGACTACTATATGTAGCGGGGAATACTTTTAAACATTTTTCTCTCTATAGAGAATTAAAGTCTCAGCATAGATTAGTGATAGGAAAACTACTGAAGCAGCAGAGATCCAAAGTACTTCCATTACTTAGCGTGAGCAATACCACGATAAGTTAGTTCGACCTCTTTTGCTTGCTGAGCTTTCTTATTGTTGGTGTCATACTTAACACCGCGATAAGTAACTTGTGCCATTTGATTTCTCCTAAAGTAGTTGGACTGTTACATCCGTTCCTTCAGTCGGCTTTTGCGTCCCCCTACCAGAGGGATGAACGATCCGTTCCGAGTCGGCTTACTTGCGTCCTATGATGAATGCTTCACACTTACCTTCTACTTTCGTACGGAGGTAATCAATAAGGTACTCGTGTGCGTCAGAGTTTAGATTCCCATCACTGAGGATCTCAATTCTGTTGCGGTTCCAGTCTGCACATGACATTTCCCAGTGGGAAGGGTGGTGTTCAGACAGAAGTGTTGCGAGTAGTGCGACTTCAATCATTGGATGAACGTAAAGGTATGTTAGCATACCCACACGTATTTAGTCAAGGATTTATGTTCATTAGTAACATACGTACCCTACTACATCGTTCGGTAACCCCTCCAAAGGTATCAAACACCTGTCTATATCTGCCTTTAGGTTGTGTGCTATCTTGTCCTTCTTCCACTTGGTATATGCTTCCTTTTGACACCAGAGATTATAGAATGTCTCCTTATCATCTGTAACTTCATTAAAATATCTCCGAGAGATTGCTCCATACCTACGAGGTTTCATCAGTTCTATGTCCACACCTATGCGTCTAGTACTACATGCTACAACAGCATGACTACCTGTGTCTGACTTAGACCAGTGTATCTCTACTGGTTTCCTGTAGTTCAAAGTATATTCTGATAAGAAATCTAGTAGTGCGTACTTAACTACACCAGTCTTATAGACAGTACATATTTTATCTTCATATATTATAGCCATTCTACCCATCCTGTACAAATATATTTCTCATGTTCTTTAGAGATCTCTCCCACATGCTTGTGAGTAAAGGTAGCAGGGAAGATAACTGTCTTACCTTTCTCTGCGTGGATGGTAAACCCATCGTTGTTGACCATGATAGTACCACCATCAGGTACATCATTCATGTAAGTTATGTACACCAACACACGACTCCTCACTGTAGACTCAGCATCTATATGTGGGAAGTAGTATCCCTCGCCTGGCTTATAGTATTGTATCTGTGGTAATATTTTAATACCTATAGGTGGTGGTAGTTTGAAGTGTGTCCAGTAATCTCGGTAGCAATCAGTGATGAAGTCCATGTAATTTCTTAGACCCCAGACATCATCACCCATCTCTCCGTTCCAGATATCCTCGAAGGGCATCTCTGTACTCATCTTTTTCTCAGGTTCTGGTCTACCCTCTGGGTGATCTATACTACCGACTCTACCTTCCTTAGTCCTGCCCTGCCTATGTGCTTCCTTATAAAACTCTATTAACTTATCACATTGTTCTGGGTCACCCCAGTACTCCCTAATATATTGATCAATCATGCCTGTGAAAGAACTCCTTCAGTGTGGTCTGATGACCTGACTCTCTACTAGGTGGCTCCTTGATCCCCTTCATCTTCTTGTAGTCGTTGTGCATCGCTTGGAGTAACCATGCCTGTGCTAATTGTTGGGGTCCCTCTTTCAACAACTGGATTTGAAATTTCGATAGACCAGCCTTCATCTCCAAATACTCCTGTCTCCACAACGTGTGGGGTTGTTGGTTCGTCATGTTCTTCCCAATGTTTTTTGAGTGCCTCTGCCTGACGGTCTATGTCACGCATATTATTATATATTTTAACATCAATCCAAAAATTTTTCAACCACTCGATAGCACCAAGCAATAAAAAAGAGATGGGAAACTTTTGTTTCTTAGCCCATCTCTTCGCCTTCATGTACCAAGGTATTGTGCCTGATCCGATTAGTAATGTCTTCTCAAACTTTATCTTTGGCATCAGAGTTTAAATCCTGCGAAACTATTCTTCTTAACGTCTTGCTTGATACCACCTACGACATATGATTCTATCTCTGTCTCTTGTGGAGCATTCTGTTGTGCCTTACTATTTAACCAGTGTTCAGTCCAAGGTAAAGGATTGTTTCTCATGGGTACATCGTACAATGGATCAAATCCTAGTGCTCTCAGTCTCCTGTTAGCAATGAACTCTACGTATCTGTGTAGTAGTTTAGCATTGAGTCCTATCATACTACCATTAGAGAACAGATAGTCTGCCCAATCCTTCTCTTCATCCACACAGTTGCGGAACATGTCTAGAACATTTTCCCTTTCCTCATTTGCGATAGCAACCATCGTGGGGTCGTCTCCTTCTTGCCATTTTTTGAGGATTTGTTGAGTAAGTGTAAGATGCTGGCTTTCATCTCTGGAGATGAGAGAGATAATTTTAGCTGATCCTTCCATAAGTTTGAGTTCACCAAACGCAAACGAGCAAGCGAAGGATACATAGAACCTAATGCCCTCAAGAATGTTAACGTTGACGATGGCACGGTAGAGTAATCTTTTGAGTTCTTTGAGTTCATAAGAGGAGGTGTAAGTTTCTTTGTGACCATCTTTGTATAGGTTACTGGTACCCCAGTTCTGAGCAGCATTGATCAGATTATTATATGCTTTAGTTACTGACTCGGCACGTGCTATTATCTTATCATCGTCTAAGATTTTGTCAAAGACATCGCTAGGATCTGAGTACACGTTCTTAATAATATATGTATAAGATCTGCTATGTATCATCTCCATGAACTCCCACACCAACATGGCAGACTCCAGTTCTGGTAAGGAAACATAAGGAATGAATGCCATACCTGGTCCTCTACCTTGAACTGAGTCCAATAGTATCTGGTACTTAAGGTTGGAAGTAAATATGTGCTTTTGCTGATCAGTTAGTGTCTGATAGTCAGACCTATCCTTCTGTAGAGAAACCTCCTCTGGTCTCCAGAAGTATCCTAACTGTTGCTGTGTTAGTTTATCAAATACAGGGTACTTGTACTTGTCGTATCGTTGTACTCCTAATGGTTTACCAAAGAACATGTGTTGTTTATTGGTATCAACGTCCTCAGTATTGAAGACAGTCATTCCATCGGGGATTGGCATTTCGTTATTAGATTGAACAGGACTCACACTCTTCTTCATTCGACTCCATAATATCTGTTAGTAAACTATTGAGATCAGTGTGTGCTACTTCCGCAATAGGTTCCTCTGTATCTTTCTTAGCATCATACGTGTTCTGATAGTATGATGTCTTCCACCCATACTTGTAGGTGGTCAACCAGTCTTGTGCCATGACAGAGGTCGGCACTTCATTATCTGGATAGTTCTCAGGATTATAACTCCAGTTGCCTGATATACCTTGGTCAAAGAACTTTTGCATGACAGCAATAACTTTGATGTACCCTTCATTACTTGGCATATCCCACAACAATGTGTAGTTAGATTTTAGATATGGAAAACCTGGAACAACTTGCTTAAGAGGTCCTTTCTTTGACTTCTTAATGGACACGTAATCTCTTGGTGGTTCGACTCCGTTGGTTGCGTTAGACACAATGGAACTACTCTCTGATGGCATTTGTGCTGACAATGTGCTGTGTCTAAGACCGTGGGTCTTGATGTCATTGCGTAGAGTATCCCAATCATAGTTCAATACGTTTGGTACGATGTCGTCTACGTCCTGTTTGTACGTGTCAATAGGAAGTAGCCCGTCTGAATATTTAGTATGATCAAAGTATTCACATGCCCCCTTCTCTTTTGCTATCTGATTAGATGCTTTGAGTAGGTAGTATTGGAATGCTTCAGACAAATCATGTACTAATTTCCATGCTTGTGGGTCACTGTACTTGACCTTGTTCTTAGCAATGTAATGTGCTAGACCTATGTAACCTACACCTAGTGACCTACGTGCCAGTGTGCTACGTTTGGCAGCAGCTACAGGGTACTGTTGATAGTCTATGAGTTCCTCTAGTCCTCTGACAGACAGATCACATAGATCTTCTAGTTGATCTAGTTGTGTGATCTTACCTACGTTGATAGCAGACAGTATACACAGTGCTATCTCTCCTCCTGCGTCATCAATGTGATCAATAGGGTCAGTAGGTAGAGTGATCTCCTGACATAGGTTAGACATACTTACCTTGTCTTTGAATGAACTGTGACTATTACAGTGGTCTATGTTCATCAGATAGATACGACCTGTCTCTGATCTCTCCTTGAGTAGATCAAGGATGAGTTCTTGTGCGTCAATAGTCTTTCTAGATATACTCTTATCGTTTTCGTATCTTATATACAGATCGTCAAAGTATTCTGTACCAAAGGCATCATATAAACCTGGCACTTCATGAGGTGAGAACAGTGAGATCTCTCCTGCTTCAATGAACCTCTGATAGAACAGAGAAGACAGTTGAATACTGTAGTCAAGCTTCCTTACTCTGTTGTCTTGCGTCCCTTTGTTGTTCTTGAGAACAATGATGTCTTCAATTTCTTGATGCCAGATTGGAAAGTGGACAGTGGCTGATCCTCCCCTGATACCGTTTTGAGTACAGCACCTAACAGTTGCCTCGAACTTTTTAAGGAAGGGGATAACACCTGTGTGTTGTACTTCTCCACCCCTGATTTTACTGTTGATCCCACGGATTCTGCCCGCGTTAATGCCAATACCAGCCCTCTGTGAGACGTATTTGCCAATAGCCATATCACTGCTAAAGATACTATCGAGGGTGTCATCAATATCAACCAGAACACAAGATGCAAATTGACGAATGGGTGTCCTGACACCTCCCATAATGGGCGTGGGGATGTTGATTTTGTGTGTGCTGATTGCGTTGTAGTATCGTCTGACATAATCGAGTCTCGTTTCAGTTGGATAGTTTGCGAAGAGTGTAGCAGATATCATAATGTACATCTGCTGTGGTGATTCATAGTGTTCACCGCTTGATCTATCTTGGACTAAATATTTATCAACAACCTGTCGCAGTCCTGCGTAGGTAAATAAGTAATCTCTTTCATGATCAACGAAACTGTCAATCCTGTCCCACTCCTCTTCACTATAGCGGTTCACGATAGTACCGTCGTATACTCCTTTGTCAACACACCCCTTGACGTGCTCCAAAAGCGGGGGAAGTATCTCTGGGTGTCCATGTACTGCTTTCCTAAGTCCGAATAATAATAATCTAGCAGCAACGTATTGATAGTTAGGGTGCTCCTCACTGATGAGGTCACTTGCGGATCTGATTAAGATCTCTTGGATGTCTGCTGATCTGATGCCATCACAGAACTGTAGTCCTGATTGTATTTCTACCTGTGATGCTGACACTCCTGCGAGTCCTTCTACTGCGAACTCTACCATCTTATGTACCTTTTCAAGATTGAGATCCTCAATGGTTCCGTCTCTCTTGAGTACGTTTATGTTGCTCATATTTTTTTCCAGTTGTTAAGTTGTAACTTTGCTTGTAGTCCTTGATAGATGTTTGATTCTATCACACTTTTAAAATCAATGCCACTGTTAAACATGTCATTGATATCTTTGTCATCAATACCTGACGGCCAGATGACTACCTTATCTCCTCTGTTGATGGTGGTTTCGATTCGGTTGACGATTTCTCTGTTACGAGGTTCGTTATCATAAACCCAAATATAATCGCTCCAACCAAACGACCTAGGATCAA